AAAGGGCTTGGCTGCTGATTTGGTTTGTGCTGATATGGAATCTTTAGAAAAGGTTCTGAGAGAAACAGGTGGGTTTGATAAGTTTATTAAAGAACATCGTAAGGGGTCTAAAAGTTTTTGGTTTCACGTTTCAGTTTGCAACCGTAACGGCAAACCACGAAACCAAATTATAATGAATTTGGAAAAGAAATAGTTATGGATAAAGCAATAGAAATTTTGTTGAAATCGGTAAAGGGTTCAACAGAAACTTTGCAGTATATAGCAGAAAATACAACAGGTACAAACGGTATGTTATTAAATTCTGTTATTGATACACTAAAGGCGCAAACCTTAGTAATAAAAACTATTTCGTGCAAACTTGATGAAGAAACGGCAAAGAAAAACCGTGCTTTGGATTTTATTTGTAGCAAAAATCTAGCCTATGAATTTACTAATAAAAAATAAGAAAACAGGTAGCATTTATTTTGCTACCTGTTTTCTTTTATAAATAAACGCCTGTTTCAAGTTGTGAAACAATTTCGTTATATTCATCTACCAACAAGTTTGCAGTGTTCAAATTCACGTTTTCAAACTGTGCAAACCCTGTAACGTCTTTAACTGTCACGTTTTCCTGTGTATTGTTAACGGGAACGTTTACGGTTAACTTCTCAGTAATAAATACGTAAGGTTCTAAACCGTACAAAATTTCTTCGTTCCATTTGTCACCACCTACGATATTCAAATCATTTTCACCCGTTCGATAAAGAACATCACGTGACAAAGAAAAACTTTCAAACTGAAACGCTACCCCGTCACACGAAATAAACGCAACGGCATCACCTGTAATAATGTTAACTTTCAAAGTTAAATTAACCGTTTTGCCGATATACGAACTATCAACAGTAACAAACCCACGGCACGGGATAAACATTTGTACCTGTGCGTTAAAGTCTTCGTTGTTACCGTTTACCCCTGTTAGTTCAACGTTACCGAAATCTATTGTTAAAATATCGGTTTTTGGCGATTCTACAACGATTTTTGTATTATAGTTACCGCATTTCAAATTGTCCGTACCATTTACAGGAACGTTGGCAAAAATACGCTTTATTCGGTTTACATAAACTCCCAAATTAACGGTTTGTGTTGCACCTGTTGTTTCGTCAACAACTTTTGAAAATCGTTGCTTACTAAAAGCATCCAAATTTTCCAAACTTACTTTATAAACATTAATTGCACCGTAATTTTTTGCAACGGGTTCAATTACGTTTGCTTCTGCGTTCAAAGTAAAGTTATAATTTGGCGTAAATGTAAGCGTTCCCGTTTTCTTTTCTTCATCCAACGTAAAATTAACCGTTTTCGGGATTCCGTGTTCTATATAGTAAACGTTTGGCGTGATTCCGTCAAATATTGCATTTTCATTTGTCGTTAACGCTATCGTAATTTCTTTTCCCTTTTCTACATTTTCACTTGTCAAACTTGAAATGCAATTTACCAAATTATATGTGACGTTCACAAGAGTTTTAATTTCGTGCGCGTTGGCATTAATTATAAAATTGTCATTCGGGGTAATTGTTACCGATGCTGTTAACTTGTCGCTAGCTATATTAAAAACCGATGACGATGCTCCCGTTGTTTCATAGTCAATAGTTGGTGAATCTGATAAAGAAAAAGAAAAACCGTTGTTTGCGGTCAAAGTTATAGTTATTTCTTCACCTTTGTTCACCGTTCCATTGTTCAACGAACTACTACAATTTGATAAATTGTTTGTAACGTTTACGGTTTCGGGTTCGGGGTCTGCACTTTCGACTGTAAAGGCTTTAACGGTACAATTTGCCGCATTGGTTGGAATCTGATATGAAATCGTTGCATTTTTCCCCGTTGAATCTATTTGAAAGTTTGTGTTGATATATTGAAAACTTGATGTTCTTATAGCTACCAACGGTACAGGGTTAAACTTAAACCCCGAATTTGCCTGTAAGGTCAAATTCAAAGTTTCACCCTTTTCAATAGTTTCGGGTTTGTCACCGATAACTGTTGTTTGTTCTGAAATGTTATAAGTTATTTTCATATTTAAACGTTACCTTTAATAGTTACCATAATAATACTACCTGTTTCGTTCAATAACCCTTTATTCGGAAAATCTAGTTTTCTGATATTAGGGCGAACGTCCACCACGTTTGTACGGTTTGAAAGATATTTGTTACCGTTTTCACTTTTTGTTAACGTTGCAGTACTGTTTAAGATAATATCCTTATAAGTAAGCAGAACGTCAACACGCAAACGAACTGTGCAAATATCACCGTCCTGTTGTTTCTCAGAAACGAAATAATAACGGTTCAAACTTTCGATGTAAACGTAATTGAAAGTTACAGGCGTGCGAGTTCTGAAACGTACTACAGGCGATAAAACGTTAAACGTTGCATTCAATACGCCCGTGTACTCTTCGTTTGCCTGTAAAGTCTTGTTTACTTCGTTTGGTTTGCCGTTGTAAACGAAAGTTTTAATTTTAATCATACCGCTAAAAGTTAAAAAGGGTGTGCCCCTGCGCTATCAACTACAGGAAACACACCCCAACAGTTAAACAACCAAATTAGGCAACAAAGAACACAACAAAGTTTTCGTTCGTGTCGTTGAAGTAACCAGCATCGAATTTGAAGTAATTGTTGAAAAATTCGGCTTTGGCGTTATAGTTGGTTGTTACTCGCTTATCCAAATTTGTTACGCCTAAAGCGTCACGGTCAAACATCACACCCAATACGCCGCTGATGGAAACGGTTGCACCGCTTGCCGATTTCACATCAATCTTTGAAACGTTGGCAAAAGCGTAATCTTTGCCCGTTGCTTGCCAACTTGCCACGGTTTCCGCCTGTGGTAACAAAACGTTCTCATTATGGAACGTGTCGGCATACAGATATGTCTTTGCTGCTGCTGCGAAATCTGACAACAGAACGGTGTGCAAAACGTCTTTCGGTGTAAAACGTTCCTTACCGCCAACGTTAAACAGGGTTGAAATCGTCTGCAATCTGTCTGCATACAAACCCATCATATATGCAGCAAAACGGATAAAGTCGGGGGTTGTTACTGCTACGTTTGCAGCCAAAGACGCACCCGTCTTCTCATTGTAAAGTTTCAACAGGTTCACGCATCGAACTGTTGATGCAGAACTGTAGTCAACTGTTTCGTGTGTGCTAGCAACGAAACCGAAAGCAGTCTTGTCTGCGTCCAAAGTTTCCGCAATCATATTGTTAATAGTACGCATAACAAGGGCATCGGTCTTGATAGTCATAGACTTTTCAACGGCTGAATAAATCATAGAAAGAAAGCCGTTCAACTGTTCTGCGCTGCTGAAAGATTCCTTTACCTGTCTTTCTGTGATAGATACAGGAACTTCAAAAGTTACCTTAGAGTTGAAGAACTTAGCAGAAACCGTTGGTTTGTGGAAAACGTCCTGTTTGTACTCTGTACCGTCTTTAAGATTCCACGTATCATTCTCTTCAGCCTGTGGAACGTCTGCACTGATTTTCTCCAATACCGAGCCAAACTCCCACGCATCCATAAGAACGGATGGAACTTTGCCCGAATAAGGGCGATTTACGAAAACCACTTTACCGATATGGTTTACAAGTGATTTAACGTAATTATCAACGGCGTTCTGATTAAAAATCTCATTGCCCAAATCAACGATACCTGTCAAATCATCGTTTACAATACCGGTTTTGCCTAATACTTCACCCGATACATCGTTAACTAATCTATAAATCTGTTTTACTTCCATTTTTATAAAAATTAAGTATTAATAAATATCTATTGTTAACTCTTTTGCAAGTTCTGTTATAACTTGTGTTTTGAAATTAGTTTTGCGCAAACTTATTTCTTTTTGAATAATCTCACTAGTAGGAACGCTAGACGGAACACCGTTTTTAACAACTGTTTTCGTGCCCGTTTCTTGTCGGTTTCCTGTGGAATCTCGCTGCTGCTTTGTGTCATTGCCAAAATCTCCATCATTAAAAGTTACACTTGAATCGACTGTGTTATTATTTCCTGTTTCGTCAACGGTATTATTTGTTGTTTCCGTCAACTTTTCAGTAACAGGGTTTAACGGGTCATATTCGTTATTAAACACGTTAATCTGTTTTTGCCATTCATCAAACTTCACCGTGATAATGCTTTTAACAATATCTGTTGCAGTTTCGTTTGTGACTGCATCAACTAGAGTTCTGTTTCCATATTTGAAACATAAATCAATATCAATTACTTTAGGGTCGTCGTCCCCAAAAATTGATTTGTACAAAACAGGAAACAGGGGCGCAAAGATTTTTTCAAACAAACCATTTTCACCCGTGAAAAGTTCGTTAATTTTCATCGTCTTCTTTGTTTTCTTCTGTTTCTTCATTTTCTTCTGTTTCTGTTTCCGTTTCTTCTGTTTCTTCTGTTTCTTCTGTTTCTGTTTCTGTTTCTTCTGTTTCTTGCGTTTCTTCTGTTTCTTGCGTTTCTTCTGTTTCGTTTTCCTTTACAGGGTCAACGTCTTCTGTATCGGTGTGCTTGTGCCCGTCTTCTGTTGCTTTGAGTAACGACAAATAGTTTTCGTGCTCAATCTTCCAACTAGAATCCAACGTTACCGTAATATCCGTGCCAAACATTTCGTTAACACGTTTTACACCCTCAACACGTTCTGTTAACATTGAATCAACAAACGGCATTAAAACGTCTATATTCATTGAAACTTCTTGCGTGTTCAAACGTTCACGTTTCATATTATAGTTTGCATTCAAACCTAAATCGTTAAACATCGACGCTTTGTAGTACTGCAAAAGTTCTATTAATTGCCCGATTTGTTGGTTTCCCAGTGTCGGTGGAGTTTGTAAGTTAACACCTTTGAAAAAGGCATTTTCCCCGATTACTGAGAAATCACCGTTTAAAATCTTCTGCAAGAAAGATTCTGCGCTTTGTTTGGTCTTATCGTCACTAGCAGATATTAACATAGTGATACGTGTTAAAATGCTAGCCAAATTAAGCGTTATTGTCGCATCGGTGTAAAGAACGCCATATTTGCCGATTATTGGCAAAAGCGAATCCGCAAACGGTGTATTGTTGATAACGACAATATCGGAATCAATTTTAAACGTTTTGTTCAAATTTAACCACGGGTTTGCAACAACGTAATCTTTGCCGTGATAATACGCATCACATTCACCGCCCCGTGTACCCTGTAAAGCATACAGTTCCCCGTTTACTTTTGCGATACCCACGTTACCCGATGTTTGCAGAATCTTTTCAAGTTCTACAGGGGGCATTGTTTCGGGTGTGCCCGTGTACTCAAACATCTTTGAAGTCATACAAAGAACACGTTGCATAAATGTGAATAATGCAGAATCTTTGTTTTTAACTTCTGTTTGATACCTGTTATATAAGTTTTCTTTCTCCATTATTTAACAAGCGTTTTAATTAAGGTACAAAGTTCTGTCAACACTTTAGTGTTACTTTGTACGGTTTCATTTAACTTATCGGTTTCGTTTTGATGTCGTTCGTTCTGTTTCTCCATATAGAAGAAAAGGGCAACGCACACCGCAACAGGAAAACCAACGTTACTAATTAATGACACAATTGCGTTTACGTCCATATAGCAAATTTTAACTTTGTTATTTGATGTTGCAAAGATAGGAAAATTATTTGGTATCACCAAATAAAAACGGGGGAAAAGTGTTTCACGTGAAACATTTTTAACCCCCGTTAACAGATATTAAGTAATAATGTTACTTCTTGCACTTGCCATCAAATAGTTACGCACAATTTCGCCGATTTCGTTATTCTGATAAAATACCTTATCGGTTGCAAAATATCTAGTTATCTGCGATTCTAGATAGGTTGCAGTGCTCAACAACTTTCGTTTATAGTTTGGTTTGCCGTTCATTTGCAACGAATAAATCAAACTGTTGTCTGTGTCCTTTATCGGGGTTGTTTTGTTGTGGATATAAATAAAGTTATTCACCCCGTTTTCTTTGTCATCAATCTGTATCACGTTGCCCTGTAAGGTCATTTCGTTAAACTGAATATAGAAGACAAACAGCACGTCATTCGGTTTGTATTTTACAGGTAGGTGTGGATATGCTGCGAGTTCCCATTTACCGCCCGTAATCATTTGCAGATTTTCGTTATCGAAACAGAAATATTTGTTACTCGCTTTGTGTTTAACAATCGTGCTACAATATTCTACTGCAACAGTCGCACCGTGTTCACCGAAACGGTAAATATCAATAGTTCCCTGTTCCATCACTCGCACCTGTTTCAAACCCATTTCTGAGAAATACGGGCAAAACTGATTCACCGTGTTACCTAACATAAAAACTTTTACGTCATTTCTTTGGCGAATAATTGTGCTTAATAAGTTCATATAAAGCATAAATTCATCGGGCAAATAGTAACGCCTTGTTAGGAACTCATCGAAAACTATTGTAGTTATGTTTGGGTAACTGCTAGATTTTTCGTGCTCCTGTTCTGAAAGACAAAACCCGAAACAGAACGGTGTGTTATCGGGTACACGTTTTTTGGTTTCGGGGTCATAAGACGAAAGAAACCATTTACCCGAAATATAAAACACTTCGTTAAACTTACCGCCTGTTAGTTCCTGTATCACGCCATTTGCAACGTGATTACTAAACAAACTTTCGGCACGTTTGCCCCTTAAATCTTCACGCCATCTACGAATATAAGCCATTTGTTTACCTGTGCGCAAATATTCTTTAATTCCATACAGTAACGTTGCATAAGTCTTACCGTTGGAACGTTCACCGAAAATTACATTGTAATCGGCATTCTTTGATAAAATGCGATTCAACGTGTAAAATTTCGGTGTTTCTACCTTTTCTTTCTTCTGTTTCATATTATTCTTTCTTTAATCTGATACCCATTAAATAATTTATATAAAGAACTGAAAGACTTAAAGTGTACCCCGTTGGTTCTAAGTGTACGCCCGTTTTCGTGTCGTAACTTGAAACCGTACCTTTGTAATCTTTTATCGTTCCCGTTTGTTCGTAATCAATATATGTATGAATATTCTTACCTGTTGCCGATGGTGGAATATCTAGATAATTTGTAAATGCATCAAAGATTCCACTTTCTCCAAACGTTTCTAACATATAAGGGATAGCAGATTTTTTGTTAACGCCCGAAACGGTCATTGAGTAATTGTAATCTTTGCCGTTTACTGTAAGGGCGTTTTCTTCTTCCACCATATAACGTTTTGCGCCTAAAGTTTTGAAACGGGCGTAACGTCCCTCATAGTCCCAAACACCCAAAGGTTTTGCTATTCCCTTAATTGTCACTGGTTCAACCTTTTCAAACGGTATTTTATGGAATCTACAGGCTGCACGTAGTTTTTGCTGCGCTAAATCGTTGTACGCTTTGAAATACGCTTTGTGTTCGTCACCATTCATTATTTTAACCGAATCGGTATCACTATAAATATAATCGTCACCACATTCAGAAATACCCGTGAAGAGGTTTCTTCGTGCGTATGCAGTAACGTAAATACCCCAGGGGTAAAACAGAAATCTATTTTTACTATCGTTGTATTTATTCAACATTTCTAACTGTTTTTCTCCTGTAAGGTGCTCGACGTCCCACGATTCACCGTCACACAAAATTTCATCACGCAACGGGTTTGTAACACACATACCGTAACAGGAATTAAGCATTTCTTTAGAATTTAAATATTCTACTTCTTTACCTTTTACGCCTTTTAGTTTCGTTTTCATTTCGTACAAATGAAGAATAGAATTTATAAATTCCGTTGGCAAATATTCTTTTCTATAGCAAATCATTCGCCCGATTCTTATTTGTTCCCACGTGTAAAACTGTGAAAAAACCCTGTAATCTATTTCGGTAATAGTCATACAGATTTTTTTGCACAAACCAAACGCCCGTTATTTTCTGAAACGTTTTCTTTTACGAAACACTTACTAACAGAAATCGGGTTTTCGTTTTCTGATTTGGCGAAAATGTCTGTAATTTCAATATCAAACACGCAACAGTATTTTGAAATCATAAACTCAAACTGTTTCATTGATTTAACAGGAACAACAACGCCCGTACTCATTGGAAACTTTTCCGAAACCATAACAAACGGGTAACTGCTAGTAAAATCGTACGAATCAACGTCCGTTATTACTTCGTCAGTATATTTTGCGTTGGCGTGCGTGAAACCACCCGAAAACGCCCTTTGTAACATTTCAAATTCTTCAATACCCGTTATATTTAAGTTATGAATTTTATCCAAATATTTAAAATTTGGAACGGTTTTTCCTGTTTCGGGGTCTGTTGTCTTGAAACATACAGAACGGCAATATTTACGCACAAAACCCGTTTTTGTAATCGGCAAACGTGTTATTCCTTTGTACTGTTCAATTAATTCCTGTATGTAGCACATCACCACTTTTATATCATTCAAACAGTAACCAATTTCTTTCGGGGTTAACGGTGTTCGACTATGTCGCAACAGGCTATAATCTAAATCACCAACTAACTTTGCACATTTATATTTGTGCAACTGTTCGCCTAATTTAGCCAACGAATAACCCGAAAGCAAATAAGAACAACGAAATTCCAAACCGCTTTTTGTTATTCCGTAAATCGGTTTTCTAAGGTCTATTGAAAAAACCTTTTCCCATTCCAACAACTCACGGAAAAATTGAAACTCATAAGCCAAATTGTGAACGTAAATAATAATACGTTTCTTTGGGCAAAGTTCTAACAGGGTACAAATATCATTAAGCATTTTCAAAAATTCGTCCACGTGCGCCCTATTATGCAGAAACCATTGATTCCAAATTGCCAAACATACATTAAAGAACACTTTTCCATTTTGGTTTCTTTTCCACCTAATTTTATATAGCGTTCATAACTATATGTTTCCCCGTCTTCATCACGGTAAAATGATGTAGTTTCAATATCGAAAGATACAGGAACGTTTAAGAACTTTTCGCCCTTATTGTTTCCTGTAAAATTCTTATCGTTTACCGCTAAAGATAAAACCTTTGCAATATCTTTTGGCGTGTAAACTTCTGTATGTAGTTCAAAGGGTATTTTCTTCATTATAAACCAAATTTTTTGAAACTTTTCAGAATCTTTGCAAGTGTATCATCCAATAAACCGCTCATTCGTTCCTGTTCGTCTTCAATAGCTTTTGCCTGTTCGTTCAAATCGTCTTGCAACGAATCTGCTATTTTTATCGCATCACTTTCGATTTGGTCGGAAACGTCTTTACTTTCTTGTTCAAGTTCACCCGTGAAATCTTTGTATTGCATTAAGTATTGTTCCAAAAACTTTTCATCAGAAACACTCGCAATTTTACCCATTAACTTATTTTGCATCAAAGCAAATTCATCATCATTCAGTTTGTACGTACTCTTTAGGTGCTGCGCATATTCTTTCGTACCTGTTGCAGACGATGTAGGTTGTTGCAGAAACGCCACCGCTTTTGCATATTCTATTTTTAAATCGTTCCAATCGTGTTTCATTGAAAATTTTGCAAACCCCTTTACATCACCTTTATTAAGGGCAACAACTGCGGGCGAAACGATACCCGAATTTTCAACATTTTGGATTCTTCGATTTGCCTGTTGAAAAGTTCGTGCAATTTCTTTTCTTAATTTTGGGTCTGATTCCAAAGCGGTTAAAATCTCGCTTTTTACGTGAACTTTACCCGTAAAAGAAAAGGTTCTTTTGCTAAAACCTATAGGATTTCTTTTTGCCATAACTTACTAAAATTTAAAATGAAACAAAAACGGGGGCAACAATAAACTAAGTTACTGTTTACCCCCGTGCCGTTATCCACCCTTTACCTACGAAAACTACTTATCTACAAAGGTAATACCGTAACACTTTTTGGCGTGCGATTCATATTCATAAATCGTATAACCAACTTTGTTGGCTTTGATAGCGTCCACCGCTTCACTATTTGCAAGAATCTCTCTCACTGTGTCACCTGTAAATTGTGGCAAATTAACAAGACGTTTGTTTTCTGCGTCAATGATTACAGGGGAATCGCCCAACTGCGATTTGTGAACGTACATACCGTTGATAGGGTGTACCACATCACCGCCACCATCTTTCTCACTGTTGTAGATATCGGTCAACTTTACAAACGGAAAATCGGTAGTATCAATACCGAAACTAGTCTTATTGAAAGTGCTAGCAAAACTAAAACCTTTTGGCATAACTTTACCCTTTTAAAACGTTAAACTTCTGTTATCTTTGAACGGGGTTACTTTACTTCGTTCACCCCGTTAGCTGCTGCAAACTCATTCAACCACTTCTTAAAGCGGTTCAACTTGATAACCGCCTTATCATCTTTAGCGACTTCGTTAGAAGTCATCAAAGCGTTAACACTAGTGATGCAGTTAAAAACAGTCTCATTAAAATTCTCTTCCATAATTACCTAATTAAATTGTTAAACTTATATTGTTTCTTAAACACGGTGCAAAGATACAACGTTTTTGCGACCCCACCAAATTATTTTCGTTAAAAAGTCTTAAAGAAATAATC